AGAATGGTCATTCGATGAACACGAAACAGTAGTTCTTTATGAGGGAGATTTGATTGAAGTGCCGAAAGGCATATATCATAGTGTTAAACCACTTACACCAAGAGTGGGAATTTCAATGGGAAAAGAATGATAGCAGTGAACGGATTCGATAGTTACAGAACATACCTTGCCATTAAACAGCATTTTAATAATAAGACATACGACTTCTTTAAGTATAATGGTAAAGTCAGAGCAAATCCTATAACCTATGAAAGTAGGAAAGACAAATACTTTTTTGAGAAAGCTGCTAAACGATTCAAACACGACGATTGGATAGATTATGTCATTTCTAATATTACACAAGGCAACGAAGGTTGGGTTGGTAATATGTTCACTGGTGCTAATCTAATTAACTATCAGAAGTGGAAGAAACAAGTCGAGTCAATGTCATATAACTTCTCAAACGAGATTGCTATTATGTCTGATTATGATGGGTCGTTCAATGAGAATTTTAAAATGCTTGAAGGTAAACACCCATTAGCATATCGACTTTATAGTCGTAGAAAACTATCATTAGAAACTATGGTAATCCTTGACGACTTAATTAACTATACTTCTGTGTGGTATAAATACAACGATATTATATTGAATGAGTTCTGTGATTTAATTAAGGCATATAGACCTTTTCTACATAACAGAGCAAAGATAGATAAGAATAAGTTCAAAAAGATTATAATGGAGAATTTTAATGGATGATAAGTATTCTCGTTCAGAAAGTGATGACTTTATTGAAGTATATGACGACATTTTCCCTGAAGAATTTTGTGACAAGTTAATAGAAGTAATAGAAAAGCATGAGAAGGTAGGTTTAACTCAAACAAGAAGAAAGACTGAAGGAAGAACAGACTCTACCAAATCAGACACCTTTATGTTTTTAAGACAAAAACCAGAACAAAGTAAAGAGTGGTTAGAAGAAAACTATGGTGCTGAGTTTGAAACCTTCATTGAAGAGAATCAACTATCACATTGGACTCCCCCATATGATGAAAAATTTAATAAAATATTTTGGGGTGAAGTATATCCTCGTTATCTAAGTAAATATAGTATTTTGAATGACTTAGACCGTCATGGAAATGATGTAATTAAACTTCAAAAAACTAGACCCACAGAAGGTTATCATATATGGCATTGCGAAAATGGTGACATAAACACAAGCACAAGAGTATTGGTTTGGATGTTATATCTGAATGATGAATTTGAAGCAGGTGAGACAGAATTTTTATACCAATCAAGAAGAGTCAAACCGAAGAAAGGTAGAATAGTGGTATGGCCTTCTGGATTTACTCACACTCATAGAGGCAACCCTCCAATTGGTGGAACGAAATATGCTGCGACTGGGTGGATAATGTTTACAAATGATAAATAGAATTGTATCAGAAACTTGACTTACGAGTCGGTAGATGGTATAATAACAGTCTACATAATGTATAAAGTGAATAAGAAAAATACAATTGATATAAAGGAGAAAAAATATGAGCGATTTCGCTACTCTTAAAAAGAAGAGAGGTTCCTCTCTTGATAAACTAATCCAAGAAACTTCTAAACTGAATACTACTACTCAGAGAGCAGGTGGTGATGACCGTCTGTGGAAACCAGAAGTAGATAAAGCAGGTAATGGTTTCGCAGTGATTAGATTCTTACCAGAACCTGCAGGTGAAGACTTGCCTTGGGTTAGAGTATTCGACCACGGATTTCAAGGTCCTGGTGGTTGGTATATTGAAAACTCTCTAACTACTATCGGTCAGAAAGACCCAGTAGGTGAGTTCAATTCTACTCTATGGAATAATGGTACTGACGCAGGTAAAGAACAAGCAAGAAAACAAAAGAGAAGATTAAAATACTTTTCTAATATCTATGTTGTGAAAGACCCTGCTAATCCTCAGAACGAGGGTAAAGTAATGTTGTTTCAATATGGTAAGAAAATTTGGGATAAAATTAACGAAGCAATGAATCCAGAATTTGAAGATGAGTCACCAATCAATCCGTTTGATTTTTGGGAAGGTGCTGATTTCAAACTTAAGATTCGTAATGTAGAAGGTTACAGAAACTACGACAAGTCTGAGTTTGATTCACCTGCTGCTCTTTCTGATAATGATGAAAACTTAGAGAAAATCTTTAATAGTCTTCATTCATTAAATGAGTTTGTTAATCCTAAAAACTTTAAACCTTATGCTGAGTTAGAAGCAAAACTTAATCGAGTATTAGGTCTTACTGGTGCTGCTGCCCCATCGACTACTGCTGAAGATTTTGTTGAAGTAGCAGATACTTCGAATGTTTCTACTGACTCACCTTTTGAGAAGACTGCCCCAGTTGCTGAAGCACCAGTGACTGCGACTGCTGAATCATCTTATGATGAAGACGACTCTATGGCATTCTTTGAGAAACTAGCAGAAGAGTAATCTAAACTGAAGGTCTTCTATAGGATTTCTGGAGATAATCTGTAATCGTCTATAGGAGACTTTCTATTTCTATTAGCACTTTCACTCACCGCAATGGTGCTTGAAGATTGATTAGATACATTGTTAGTGGTACTATTATTTACATTCGGTGCTACAACTGGTGATACATTAACATTACCACCCAATTCTCCACTTGCTTTATTAACTACAGAACCTTTAGTTTTGTCTCCCGCATCGACTTTACCACTTACATCACTTGCTTTGATAGCAAGAGTTCCTCTCTCAACACCTTTTAATATTCTCTGGGAACCAAATGCCTTTTTCCTTGCAGACAATGTTTTGTCAGCATAGATAGATTTTGCTAATCCCCATGCTTCGTCTCTTTGAGCACCAGTAATTTCACCTGCTTTAAATTTTTCTTGTGCTTTGTTCATCATATCTTCTCTTTCTTTTTCAGCATCTGCTCTCACCTTTTCATATGCTTCCCATTTTGCCTTTGCATTATCATATTGTTTTTGTGAGATGGTTTTTGCTTTCTTGGGTTCTTCACCCATAAGTTTAGAAGTAGACCTTGCTTTTGGTTTTAGACCTTCACCTCTTGGTTTTTTCTTTTCTTCTGCTGCATCTATAGCGAGTTGTTTCTGATAAAATGATTCTTTATCTTTTAAGAAAGTAGCATACTCTTCATCAGAATCAAACATCTCACGATTAAATTCAGTATCACCTATTTGACTCTTCTCTCTTTGAACAAAGTTACCATCCTTATCTCTTACCCAAAACTTCCCATCCCCTTTTGGTTTTTTGTCGAATAGTTTACTTGCTGGATTTTCAATAGTAACTGTAGAAGTAGTCACCATTTTCTCAACTGGTTTAGTTTTTGTTTCTTTTTTGTATGGAGTAATATCAACTGCGAATGGGTCATCAGCACCAGATTGGTCAACTATTTGTTCTGGTTTTAATTTCTTTGCGTCTTCTTGTATCTTTTTTATTTCCTCAGAAGTTCCATACTTCGCAACATCTTTCTTTTTAAGTTCTAGTTTTTTAAGAAGTGTTTTCTTTTCTTCTATGGCGCCTGGGGCAAATGCGTCTGGGAATTCTTTGTCTAAGGTAGATTTACCCTCAACAACTTTTCTTAATTTTTCTTGTTCTTCTTTATTTTGTTTTCTTTTTTCAGCAGACTCTTGCATAAAATCGAAAACTTCATAAGCCATGTATGCCCAACCTAATCCTGGAACAAATCTAAACGCCCCTTTAAGACCACTCTTTAATGTTTGCATCGCAAGAGGTTTAGATGATTTACCTAAAACTGATTGCATAGCATTAGGACCTTTAGGGGTTGCTAGTGAAGACATATTTGCTTTAGGAATACCAGATAATTTACTCCTTGCACCAAAGTTATTAGGTTTATTACCTTTTATAAAATTCTTAATACCTTTAAAACCTTTCCAACCTGCATATGTTGTAGCCATATCACCCATAGTGCTACCAGTTCCAAAAGTATTTCCAACACCATTATTTCCCAAAACATTACCAACACCATTATTTCCCATATTCTTATTTTGATTGGCAAGTGAAGCAGCATCGAGAATACCCATACTAGAAAGTTTGGCAAGAAAACCTTCTTTACCTTTATTTTTGAAGAATGCTTGTTTCTCAGAAGACTTTGCTTTTCTTTGTTGTTCTTGTAGAGTTTCTCTTGCGAAAGCAGCATCTCTTTCTGCTTGTTTTAATTGTTTTTCTTGAACCTTTAAAGACTTATTGAAAGTTGCGTGCATAGAATCGACAGATTTCTTAACATTAAGCAATCCATCTCTCATAGACTTTTGTAATCTTTCTCTATTGTCTTTTTGAGAATCTATAATATCTTTGTTATATTCTTCAGCCATTTCTTTGTCGTTCTGCCTCTTCTTCTAAATGTTCTGTTAAGAAGTTTACATATACTTCCCTTTCCCAAGGAATCATATCTTCTAATTCTGATAAAGAGTATTTGTGATGTTGCAACAATGCGAAGTTCAACTCATA